AAATATTGTAAAAAGTTTTGTTGTTTCCTGAAAATGTTGCATTGGCATTAGAAAAATTAATTTGCGAAGTACCGGCGGTTAGAGTTAAAGATTGTCTAATTGTTTCTGTTGTTCCAAAATTAATAGGCATTGTTAAGGACAAGCTAACAGTACCTGATCCAAAATTAATTTCACGTGAGTTGCCGTTATCGCTAGAAATAGAACCCGCTGTTAAGTTGTGAGTGCTTAACAACAGATTTCCGTTAGTTACAGTAACAGCCGAAGACCCGTTGTTCAAAGGACTGCCAAGCGTCCATTCACAATTAACCCCGTTAACCGTAATTGCAGACGCCAGCGTCACGCCATTCGTCGTCAATGTCTTGCCAGTAGTAGACCCAGTGAGCGTAATTGCACCCGTATAAGTCCTGGTCAGACCTGTCGCAGGCAGCGTCACATTCCCGTGAACGCCGTCAATCGCAGTTGAGCCAGCCAACGTAAGATTTCCAGAGGCCGGACCAGCGATGGTCAGAGCTTTGCACCGGATGCCGCCGGTGACTGTGTTTACTGTAGCCGTGTATGCGGTTGCGTTAGAGGCCGAATTAAACACCACATCATCGTGACTTCTTGGAACAGCCGCCCCTGAGCTTCCACCAGAAGATGTAGACCAGCGAGCAGTATCAGACCAGTTGCCCGTTCCTCCGACCCAGTAGCGCGTAGAGTCAGCAGGCTTGGCAGTTAAGTACAAAGGCGCAGCAGCGCTTGTAGCGGTGCTATTGGCACCAGCGTAAAACTCACCAGGACTCGTAGAGGCAAAACCGATGCTGCCCATCGCCAAGTAGTCGATGCCATCGGTACAAGCGCCCGCGAGAATGTGAGAGGTGCCTGTGCCGGTTAGGGTGACGACGTTGCCAGAAGTACCTGTGACGGTCCACTTGCCGAAGGTCTGGGTAGTTGAGCCTAAAGCGATGGTGTGAGCTACGGTCTTAGTAGAAGCAAGTTCGGTAAATTGGTTGTTGCCAGCAATGGTCAGGGTCGATGTTCCGGTTGCGCCGCCAATGGTAAGTTTGTTGTATGAAAGGCCGCCGCCAGTAAATGTTCGTGCGGAGGTGCTGGTGTCAGAAAGTGTAATATTGGCTGTACCTTTATAAAACGTAGGTACTGAAGAAATATTCCAAACCGTTCCAGTTCCTGACAGCGTCCAAGTACCAGATCCAAGTTTTAGTGTCGGTGTAAGTGCATTGTTCGCAAATAACCCCGTTGTCACGTTATACGACACAGCATCAAACGTGCCGCTTGTAAGGGTCAGAGTTCGTGTAGAACCAAGTGTTAGAGCGTCAGCAAGTTGAACTGTGCCTGTAACACAGTCAATCGTCACCGGACACCCAAACGTCACGCCGTTGCTAGTGATGGTTTGTGTGCCGCGCTTTGCAAATGTAATCAATCCATCCGTGCTTGACGAGGTTACACCAGTACCAAACTTCCAATCTCCGTAAACAAACGGAAAGCTGGTGCTAGTCGTCAGCGTCATCGCACTCGTTCGTGCAGACGCATCAAAAGTCCCGATGTTCCACGCTGCGTTGATTGTGATCGTCCCAGTCACGCTGCCTGTGTTATCAAACACCGCTGTGTCTTGAGCTAACGGAAAATTGTTGATGTCCGGAGAACCACCCGACCCCGGAGCCCATGCTGTAGCACTCCAGTTCTGAGCGCCAGCAAGGTTCCAGTACACAGTCTTCGGAGCAGGGAACGTTATCCCAGAGTTCCCACCGCAGTCACCCGCGCGGGTGGGAGATGAACCAGAAGCAGCACCGGCTATCGTGATATCACGGAAGTCGCAGTCCGTAGCAGAGAGGGTGCCAACGGTCAGGGTGCGGGTGGTGCCGAGGACGCTTGATTTAAGAAACACTCGGCGTACTGCTGTGGCTCCAGCACAAGTTAATGTGCCATTTATGATTTGATTTCCACCAATAGTCAATTGCGCCAGACCAGCAGATGCAGGAGCAGTTAAGGTTATGTTGTTAAACGTATTTGCGCCAGTAATATCATTTGAAATATTAGAAAAATCACTAAAAGATACGTTATAAAACGTATTGCCTCCTCCAGCAAATACAAAATTTGCCCCTGTTATCGATATTTGCGACGTGCCGGCGTTAAAAGTTAAATTTATTGAATTGTCTAAAGAAACAGAAGTGCCCGATGCACTCAACGTCATCGTACTCGACCCAAGCGTAATCGTCCTAACGTTGCTGTAGCTGGACACCAAACGACCAGCAGTGACGTTGTAGTTCTTGGTATCGAATGTGCCGTTTATGACGGTGAGGCTGTTTGTGCCAATGTTCAGCGCATCAGCAAGCTCAACTGTGCCGCCGTAAGTATTTACATTAAAACTACCCAAAGAGCCAAAAGATTTTCCAGCACTAGTAATTGTTTGCGTATTTCTTCCTAAAAAGTTTATACCTACACCGCCCGTAATGGTTGTTCCAGACCCATTTGTCCAATTGCCGTAGCAATCTGTTCCACTTGCCAATGCAAATGTCATTGCGTTTGTCCTAGTGGACATATTTACGCCAGCCATGTGGTTTTGCATCACGGAATCAACAGTCACCGTAGCCGACGTATTCAGCCCCGTGTTCTCAATGACGGCCGTGTCCTGAGCAAGCGGGAAGTTGTCGGTTGATGCTGCACCACCAGACGACGCAGCCCAAGCATTTGCGCTCCAGTTACCACCCGCAGCAGTGACCCAGTAGACAGATTTTGGCGTAGAAGCAGTAATGCCTCTAATACCCCTGAGATCACCGATCCTAGTGCCGCTGATCGGTGCAGCAGTGCCGATGACGTAGATGTCACGGAAATCAGCATCAGTCAGGCTGGGAGTGGCGTTAACGGTCAGGGTTTGGGCAATGCCGTAGGTGACACCACGAAACCATACACGACGATTTCCTGCTGTGCCTGTAGTAGAAAGAGTGCCATTGATGGTTTGACTGGCTTGAAACGTAACCTGACGAATACCAGCAGTGTTTGGAGCGGTAATGCTTAAATTATTAAATGTATTAATTGCTCGAAACTCATGAGTCCCAACAGGTGTTGCTGTAAAAGAAACATTATAAAATGTCACGCCTTGTGAAGTTACGGGACCGCCTGAAAATGTTGCGCCAGTCGATGAACATACTATTGTAGATGTCCCAGCATTAACGGTCATATTTGTATTGTTTGCAAAATTTATTGGGTTTGCACCGGTGCAGGTAATAGTAGAAGACCCTAAATTTAATACTCGAACGGATGATGTCGCGCTAGTTATTCCCGTTGTGCTTACATTATAATTTGCTGTTGTAAATGTACCCTGATCAAATGTAATCGCTCCAGATGATGTCAACGCGTCGCCAAGCGTCACCGTTATTCCTGACCCACTTATCGTAAGCGGGCCAATTGTTTTTCCGGCGGTTGTCAACGTACCTGTCCCATTAATGGTTAGATTTCCAGAATAAGTAACCGTCATCCCGGCTACTAAGGTTACGCTTCCCGATACGGTAATAGCAGCAGATCCAGCGATAGTCCCCGTAAACCCCGTACAGTTGATTGACTTGGCACCCGTGTTGCCAGCAGAGATCGTGCAGGTGCCGCTGGATGCAGCATCAAAGAACACATCATCCGCACTGGTAGGCACAGACGCGCCACCAGCACCACCGGACGAAGTAGCCCACTTGGTACCCGCAGTACCATCCCAACTATTATTTCCCCCAACCCAGAAGCGGTCAGCCATTTTGCATTACCTCTTTAAAATGAGCTGTCCACTTCGGACGGTCCCAATTAATTTTTGTATTGCAAGGAAGGCACAAAGTATTGAGATTTGTTTCCTCGCAGTTGTTTTTATCAAAGTCTATGTGGTTCACAGTCAACGCTCTGCTGAATTTTTGCACATGAACTTCTTCTGTCATTCCGCACAATTGACATAAAAACCCATCTCTTTCACGAACTTTTCTTTTCAAAGTTACATTGAATTTAGATGGATACTGATTTAATGACAAACCATCTTTCCATGCTGGATGTTCAACACCTTTGCCAAACAACTTTTTAAGTTCTCTCCCGGCAAAGAAACACGCCTTGCTGCAAAACTTCTTGCGACCGAATTGATTAGGTTCAATCCTCATGTCTACGCCGCAAGTCTTGCAGTTAATATGAACGCCTTCTGTCTTGTTCCATGCAGGTCTACCACTCTTGATGCCTTTAAACGGTGATAACCTGCCTCGGTTTACATCGGCTGTTTTGGTAGCCCGAAAAGCGTAAGAACATTCCCTAGAGCACGTTGTCTGCCGACCATGCTTCAGTCGCCCCGGGTCTGCAAGATAGCTCTTGTTGCAGACTGGACAAAGCCTTTCGACAGACGCCACGTTTACACCTTGTAATACCAGACGCCTTCAACTTCTACGAGCTTCGCCCCAGCAGGGGGAACGCCCTCTAGCTTCTGGTACACCTCTCCGGCAATCTCTTTGGTGGTATCCGGCTGTTCAACCGGCGGCGCAGTCACAACAGCAATCCAATTGTCCCGGCGCTGTTCTTTCATAGTTTGGATCTCTGCGTCCGTGAACTTGTGATCGTCCGGAAGGTGCAGAGCGTCAGCGAATTTGCCATGAGGAGTTTCAAATTCAAAGTCAATCTTCATGGCAAATCACCTTATGCAATCCGAATGATAGCGTTAGACGCATCCGCAGTCGGGAACTGGACAACAAAGTCACCATTGGTCGAGGTTTTGTCAGACCCAAAGTCCAATACAGCGATGGCTTTGTTCGACTTGCTGCTGTTGTAGATCAACGCGCCACGCGCAGTAATAGATGCACTCGACCACGTAGAGTCTGAAAAGTCTACAAACGCAGTCGTACCACTGGAGCTTATAGTAGCCCCCGCGAGCGTATTTCCACCCGTGGTGTATCCAGACCCGTTGGCAACTTCGTTCGTGCTGCTGTAGGTCGTCGTAGTGGCATCCAGCGAGGCCGATGACGTGTACAGAGCAATCTTGAGAGTGTCTGTATCCAGATCGTGAGTGCCACCAAGAAGCTCCGTCTTGAAGCTGGTGCACATTGCTTGGGTGATAGCCATTTCTTACCTCTTTGCGAGAGTCATTACCATAGGATTACCGCTGTACTCTCCACCGTCATCCGACTTGGTAAGATCATCCAGCGCCCGAGAGTACAACCCAGCCCATACCGCAAGCCTTGCGTCATTCATCAGGTAAGGCTCAGCTTCCGATAGAGATCCATACAACAGCAGATCAGGGCAGGTTGTCATAAATGCGTTCGTACTGGTGCTGTCGCTCAAGAATGTGGGCGCAGCGTAGTACAGCATATAAACCGTGTAATTCGTATCTGGGACCGGAGCCAACTGGATCTCGTCCGACAAGATCGTGTAGTTATTTG